GTGATGTATGTGTAGGTTAGTGATTTAATTACATTACTATTTTCTACTGACACATATGTTTGACTAGCACTTGGGTCTGAATTTGCAAATATACGGCCGCGCAAATATATTTGAGATGACTTAACAGTCGTTTGGTCAGATGTATTTATGAACACTTGAGACATACTGCCTCCGTTCATTGATGCAAAACCACCTTTAATATATGCACTTGTTGCACCAACAACGTTGGCATTTCCTTCATTTACATTTATATATGTGTTTGCGGTAGCATTGCGGAGTTGTGCTGATTTCGTTCCGTAAAGCTCGGCACCATTTCTGTTGGCATCTCGTCCAAACGACATATGGTTTCCTGCAACATCTCGGAGATATACTCCATTTTCACCTTTTCCGAAAATGTATTTATCGTTTGAATCAATACCAATATTCATGTAGGTATTGGTGTTTGAATCTCCCTGACTAACAGTTACGCCGTTACTACCTTTTACAACAATTTTTTCAGTCCCAATTAAATCAAGTGGACCATCTGTTGCGGATATGTTCAAGCCGTTTTCAATATTGGGTTGAATATTAAAACCCCAATTCTGTTCTCCTATAGCCTTGCCCCAAATACCAGCACCTCTCATATAAAGCTCTGTGCCTGTTCCTGTGCTTTTAATTTCCGTACTACTTATCGATGAACCTGTGATATTAACACCTTCGATATCGATAGCCCGGAGCGTTCCGGCTGTGATGAAGTCAGCCACGAATCTTCCGTCAATCGTCCATGCTGTGGTGAATGGTCCATTGTAGCCAGTAGTTGAAAACCCGATTCCGTTCTTATTCATGCGAATAACGTTGGTGGCCGTGGTCACATCGTCCGTGTCCATGATCAGAATCTCTTCGGGCTTTCCGTCTGCGTTCTTCTTCAGAATGACGTATCCACCCAATCCACCACTAATTAGATTGGTAGCGGAGTTGATTGCGGCCTCCATAGCATCTGCAGTCGGTTTTGCCTTAACCTCTTCGAAGATGTCCACCACTTGGCTCGTCAAGGATGACCGAGCCTCACCAATCTCTATGGAGCGGTATCTCTCCTTTAATACGTCATAGTCGGTCTTGATGACCTTTGCCTGTGCAGATATACCCAACTTCTCGAAGTAGACTGTGACAGTATCACAAAGGTACACTCTCTCAAGGCTTGCGAGATTCTTATATTCTTCGGTCTGCCAAAGAGCCACGAAGGATACTGTGATGTTGACCTTCGGGATTCCCTTGCCATTGATGTATGCCTGTGCCCTTGCTCTAAGCTGTGCCTCCGTTGGCATAGTCTGAAAATCACTAGAGAAGTCCACAACCTCCGTCCTGTGATACGGATACAAATTGGCATTGGTCGAATAAACGACTTTCTCTGTCAAGGTGACAAGACCTTCCTCACCTTTCCAAAATGGACAACAGCCTGTCACACAGTTCTCTATGTTCTCTTCTTGGTTGATGTCCGTGATATTCTTGCCATAGTTAAGGACTACACCTCTATCAGTTCCACGATGAGCGTAGAGCTTGACTGTTCGATTCTCATAGCCAAACTCACCGCCATAGACATCTAGGATTGAGCCTTTAACTCCGCCCATGCGTGAGCGGATACTTGCAGGAACATCCTGCGTATATGTAGCGGTTGTGGAGATGTCCGTCCAAAAGGTGAATGGATTGTTCTCCAAGGAGTTGTCCTTCAGTCCTTGGAGTGCCTGTGCCGCATTCGCCGCCGTGAATGGTCCGCAAGGAATATGGCTCAACTGGTAGGAGATATGATTCGCCATGATCTTGACGTGTCCATTGATTGGCTTGGTGATTTTGTAAATTTGAAATAACTGATTGTTAAGCCCATCCCCTGGCTTGGCAAAGATATAGCAGGAATGCTGAATGTCTGAATAGTGCATTCCCTCAACAGGGTAGACCATCTCAAGGTTGTACTGTCCGTTCCTCTCCTCGATAATATTGCAGGAGATAGCATCGGACAGCCGCCCTAGTCCATTTCGAGAGAATACAGTTGTGTCTTTTGAATAAAGAATAGGAATCATGCTCGCCACCACCTTGGAGTGATTTCTACTTTAGTCACAGACCCACCAAGGGTGATTCCTGTCTCGCCCTTTAGTACTGGGAATGTGTAGTTAGTAACACTAATGTTTCCGTTGCAATTCGTGGCACCCTTGTAGGCATCCATCGTCTCGCAATCAATGTCCGTGTATTCGTTGGCAGAGTAAATCGTGATGGTCGTACTTCCGACCCCGACTGTGCCTGTGCCATACACCCTTATCAAGGGTTTAGCCTCTTGATAGGTTGGATTCTTAATGATTCCGTCAGATGTGAAGGTGATAACTCTCTCACCTTCCTTGAGAAATCTCTGCGGCTTAACGTCAAATGTGAGGTCGAATTCGCCCGCCAGGTTTGCCGCCGAATTCTTCGGATTGATACCACCCTTATAGATGCCCATTCGGAACTCATCGGGATGGTATGTGTCCTCTAATCTGACATAACCTCGGAGACTACCAAGGTAGTCCTCAAGGTCTGCCAAATTCTGCTTGTAGTTCCTCGTGATGAACGCAGGATAGGTTAGGGAGCGATTCTTAAACCTTCCATTGTCGAAGGTCAAATCTCCATTCCTGCCAGGAACCGAAACAGTCTCATAATCACGCTCGGGGGAGGCGAATGTACCTTCCCCAGAGATGTAGATATTAAAATCTTCGGTGGACTTTCCACCGATGGTCATGTAGTTCCTAATTAAGCCCATACAGCCTCCTGTCTTGCAATCTTGTCAGCAATACGTGCCTCAACTTCGTCTGCAATCTCTCGTGCACTCTGTCCCTCTGCTCCATTTACTACGATGGAGAATCCACCATAGTTGTTGGTCTGCATCGGCTGTGCAATTGCTCCTGCTACTTGGTTAGCCGCATTCTCGACCTCGCCAAGATTCTGAATCATTCCATCGGATAAGCCCTTCATCATGTCGGGCATCCATGTGTGGAAATTTGATAGCGGACCAACATCAGGCTCGGAGAAGTGGAGTCTATCACTAATTGATTGAGCCACTCTATTGATTGCGTTCTTAACATCACCAATCTTGCCAGTAATTCCGCTGACCAAGTTGCCAATCAAATCACGTCCCCATGTCAAAGCTGAATTTGCTAACCCCGAGAACGTACTGGAAATGGAGTTTCTGATGTCTCCCAACCTTCCACCCGTGATGGAATTCATTACATCAAATCCAGTCTTAAACTGTGTGGTCAACACCTGCCATGTAGCCGCCATGGTTCCTCTAATACCACCGCCATTCTCCGTGAATGCGGTCTTGATTTCATTCAATCGATTCGAGGAAATCTGCTTGATATAGTTTCCACCCTCATTGAACTTGCCCTTGACGTTATCCCACATTTGAGAGGTGGATTCTTTTAGTTGGCCCCACTTCTGCCCTACATGGTCTTTTAACTCGGTAGACTTTGCCTTGATAGTGTCCCAGTTCTTATAGATAGCCACACCACCTGCAATGACTCCTGCGATGATTGCACCACCAATGAGGAATGGAGCCGCCGCCGTTACTAATGGGCCTATTGCTGTCACCAAACCGCCAACGGATGGTATAACCCCTGCGACTTTGGTTCCAATACCTCCAATGCTAGTAGCCAATCCTGGTAGTTTCGGGAGGATTTTGCCGCCTGTCTCGACTAGACCACCGATTCCCGAAGTCATGCGTCCCAATCCGCTCAACAATGGTCCTGCGGTGGCTGTGATTGCCGCCATCTTGATGATGGTCTGTTGCTGTCCCTCGTCTAGTCCGTTCCACGCATCCGCCAAGGTGTGGACTACATCTCCGAGTCCCTTCATCATATCGGTCAACATCGGACCTGCGGTTGTCACTAGATCAGCACCAACCACCTTCAGCTCGTTCATGGTGGTTTGCATCTTATCCATTGGGTCTAATGTATCTGAATAAGTAGAGTCGACTGTTCCTGCGAAGTCACTCATTGATGTACCGAGTGCATCGAATGACATTCGTCCACTCTCTAATGCAGATATAAGTTGCGGTCCTGCCTTTGTGCCGAACAGCGAAAGGGCCTCCGCCTCCGCCTCGGCCTGTGTTGCTCCGTTTTGCAATCTATCCTCAAGGTCAGAGAGCATGGTGTTCATGTCCGTGCCGTTCTTGATAGACTCTGCATAGGCTTTTTTCAAGCCAGTCATTGCCGCTGTGGTATCAACGCCATTCTTCTCTAAATTGCCGAGCATAATAGCGGAATCGCTAACGGATAAGTTCATTTCCTGCAAGGTAGCCGCATTGGTCTGTAAGGACGATGCAAGATTATCAACTGATACTCCTGTGTCCTGTCCTACCTTGGTTAATGTATCAAGATAAAGACCAGCGTCCTTGGTCTGTACCTGCCAAGCCGCCATTGAACTCTGAACATTATCAATAGATGTAGATACGTCCGTGTTATTGATTTCGGCAAACTCTACAAACTGTGTGGATAATGTCTCCAATTGTTCACCAGTAGCACCAAATCGGGTATTGACTTCTCCGACTGCATCTGCCGCCGCTTGGAAGTCAACAGGGATAGTCGTTGCAATGCCCTCAACGATGTCCTGCATCCCTGCAAGAGCCTCTCCTGTTGCTCCTGTCTTGGTGACAAGCGTGTCCATGGCGGTGTCTACTTCCTTGAATGCCGCAACGCTTGCCGCACCGATTCCAACGATTGGAGCGGTTACACCCTTGGTCAGCCCATCGCCAACCTTGGAAATGCCTGAACCAACGGAGGAAATCTTTCCGCCGACCTCTTCGAACTTCTTTCCAACCATATCCAGGTCAGAAGGCATATTCTTCAGTTCGCTCTCCATTGCGTTGAGTGCCGCAGTAGCCTTGGCGATGTTCTCTTCCATCTTCAGAGCCGCCGTGGAATCCTCGCCATACTTGTCCTTCGTCTTGGCGAGTTGTTCGTTCATAAGAGCGATTTTCTCTTTTTGAGCGTCAATCTGCTGATTCAACTTCTCCTTGACTTGGCGATTCTGCTCAATCGTCTTTGCCTCGCCCTCGAATGAGGACTTGAGTGACTTCAACTCTGCACCAAGGGTCTTGGTCTGCTGTGTGATGTTTTGTAGCGACCGCTTGTATTCGGCCTCGCCATCTACTCCAATCTTTACTCCGATATCCTGCATCGTTCTACCTCAACATCATCGTCTCTTCGAATGATAGTTTCTTCTTTTTCGGGGTAGCGTTCCCCGAATATATTGCCTCACACGCAAGCAGGTCATTAAAAAAGTCCCAACGGCACTCCATAATCTCCTCACGTGTCATATTCAACTTCTTACCATAGAAATAGAGCCAAGCCTCATTTATTTCTATTGAGCCTTGGCCTTTCCTTTTTTTGGGGTAGCCTCCACAGTTCTCTCACCTCGTAAGGTGCGGAAAACTTTGTCCGAGAACTCATTGAATTCCACATTATCCATCTCGAGGATGTCATCCTTTGTGAATACTGCGTAGTTCTCTTGGAGGTTCACCTCCTTGCCCTG